TTGACTAAGAAAGATTTATACTATCTTATAAATATTATAGATGAGCATAAGAATAATATTATGAATGAAGAAAGTGCATCTTGTATTGATAGTGATATGGTTACATTAGATCATAAGAAATTGACTATTAATATCATTAATAAAGATGACACTGATATTGATGATATTGTATATACTCTTAAAGAAGATGTAGTCGAAATCATTCTAGAAGCTATTGTAAATATTAATGCTAATACTTTTACAAATGACTCTATGCTTAAAGATGGACTAGGTGAACTGCCATTCAGTAGACCATCCAATAATGCTTTACTAACTAATAGTATAGAAGTATTAAATCTTATGTCGAAAATATCGGTAGGTAATGTAGTTGCTAACAATATTCCTAAAGATAATTATAAGTTATATTGTATTGATAAATTATTACATGATAGAATAACTAGACATAATGTATTATTTGTATTAGATTCTTTTGATGACACCGACCCGGTTAAATATTATATTAAGAAAATCGGTAGAGCTCTAACTGAATCCAATCGAATCGTTAAATCTGTTAATCTTAGAACTCAAGAAGTTAAGTTTAAGAAAGGTTATAGTATTGAGACTGTAGTAGACTGTGCTATTCGAATTATGTCTAGATTATTTGAGGCTATTAAACTTGATCTTGATGCAGTAAACTATGCATTGACTTTATTTAAAGAAGAGAATAAAGATACATATGGTTTACCAGATGATGCTGTAGAATTCTTAGACTATTTCTATAGAGGAATCAGAGCTGGATATCTACCATATAAAATGATCTATTTAGATGGTGATATTGGGACCAACTATCTACTTAATCTTATTTCTGACAGAGAAATTGAATATCCATCTGTTAACGATTATAAATCACAACTGGATGAATTAACATATGATGATATTGTAGACAATATCATTAATTATCATAATGATAGACTAAGATAAATAATTAAGAAGAAGGGACTCGTTCCCTTCTTCTTTTTTTTGTTAATTTAGCCATTTTGAACAAACTAATAATCAGAAAGGCGGTATATAATGAAAAATACAGAAGCTATCGTAAAGAAGATATACCCTATAGTGGAAACACAGATTAAGAAGAATCTGTCTAATTATAAAAGATATATTGGTAAGTTTATATCTGATAGATCAGAAGATCTTTATGATATAGCACCATATAGAAGAATCTATTTTACTCCTAAAGATGAAGAGGAGTTATTCAATACATTAAAAATTGATAAGAAAGTTATCTCCAATCATATGGAAGATACTTATTATGCTAAGATTGCATCATTCAATCCAGCTGCAGCTAAAGATGAATGTACTATTATCTTATTATGTTTAGTTAGATATTTCTGGAAAGCTAGAGACTCTAAGATGTTAGATATGGCTATAGTTAATATGGCATTCTCTGGTAAATTCTATCCATCTATCCATTATGGTTTCTTTAAGAAAGTTCAACCAGTTGAATATAAATGGGTAATGGATTATGTAGTCAATAATATGCTTACAGGTAAGTTTGATCTTAAATCTAAAGGTAATGTAATCAACGCAGTTAAGTCTATCTCTAATACTTGGTTAGATACTTATACTGATAGATTTAAAGACTTTGAAGATGATGATTGTGTATATCTAATCCAACAGCTTCATGGTCGTATTAAATCATTCATGAAGAATATTGCAAGCTTATACTATGAAGCATATGAAAACAAATCTCAATATATTACTTATGCATCAGATGACTATTCCGATACAGGATATCGTCTTGCAGATACAGATAACTTAATGGCAGAACGTATTGTAGATAAGGCTGTAAGTCAAATTACAACTCTATCTGTAAACTATAAATTCTGTAAGATGTCTGCAGATGCTTTAGTTAAAACAGATGAGATTAAAGATATCATTGAATATATTGTAAAGAATGATACTAAACAGAACTCAGAGATTAGAGAGTTTGTTAGTCTTATAGTATATACATACTTTGCTCAGTCTAGAAATAAAGATGTACGTACAGCTGAGTTTATTAAGTTCTCTATTCAGCCTAAACCAAATACTAAAGATCCTAATATGCTACGTATTAAGGATATTACAGAGAAGTGGTTGATGGAATCTTCTAAACGATACGTTCATAGACGTAATCGATTAGCTACTAAGAATAGTTACCATAGATCAGTATTAATGTATTTCACATTATTGATTCATTACAGTGCATTATAAAATATTCCCCTTAGGATCTTTGTTATCCTAAGGGGATATAATTGTATATTATAAACGTGATAGATGATTATATTATTTAGTTAAGCCGCATGGCAAGAAAGGAATCTATCATGGAAACAACTCAATTACAATTTACTGAAGCAGTATATAATTTGGTAAATCTAACTCCACATCCAATTACATTACTTGATCAAAATGATCAGCCATTATTTACTGTAGAATCTACTGGAGTTGCACGTGTATCGTCTCAGACAACAACTGTAGGTACATATGCAGTTAATGGATTTGAAATCCCTCATACTCATACAGTATATGGTCAAATTGAAGGATTACCTGATCCATTGGCTGGAGTTGTATTTATTGTATCGGGTATGATTATTAGTGCATTAGCCCAACAAGGAATTCATCGTGATGATGTAGTAGTGCCTGGATTACAAGTCAGAGATGAACAAGGTCGAGTAATCGGCTGTCGTTCTCTAGATAACTAATTTCATAGCCCTCTTCGGAGGGCTTCCTTTTTAGGAGGTATAAAATGCATATAAGATTGCGACGGATAGTCGACACTATAACAGTCGATAACTTTAAAGAAAAATCTGAGGAAATAATAAATTTCCTCAGTATGCCATATGATCATATAGGTGGCATATATGAATTTATAGAAGAGACCGGCTATATAATAAGAAGTAAGAGATACAAATACTCAGACGAAAAATTACGAGAGTCTTTCAAATGGACGATAGAATCTAGCTTAGAACAGCTAGAAAAATATGGTCCAATGAAACGTTTTAAAGTGGTAAAGTAAAATTTGCCACTTTTATTTTTTATAAGAGGTATAAAAATGGAAGTATTCAAATACTGGGACCAAGTTGGAACACTTGGTCAAATAGAGACGTATGTAGAGCATCATGATAATAATAACTGGAACGGTGAACCAGTTAAGCTAGATGCAGATGCATTCTATCTTGTTGGATATATTGATGGGAAGGAGAGTATATTCGGTCAATATCTTTCCGATGAGTATACTAAGAAAGAAGTTAATGACACATTAAATGAAGTATTCTCTACACTGAATAGAAAGGATATAATTGTTGTATACATCAACAGTCAAGATCCTAAATTTGGTAGAGCGATACAGATGATGGTTAATAGACTTCATCTCGAAGGCTATGAACAGGTTTATCTCAACTATATAGTTAGAGAACCATGGTTCTGGGATACAGTAGAGGCTTTATAGCCTCTACTTATTTTTTTTGTAAATTTTAGCCATCTTGAACAATCCATTAAATCAAAGGAGGCTAACATGACTAAACAACGCAAACAAGCTGAAGAGCTTATATATAAAGTAATGGATGCTCTAGATCCATCTAAGAGTATGTCTAAATATTATGCTGCTCTATTTAAAGACATGAATGACAAACAGTTCTTAGACTATATATCTAAGAAATACCCATATAGATTCCAAACACGTATCTTTAAGATTGAACCAACTTTCGTAGAAATTGAAAAGGCTGCTAATATCCTAGGAGTTCCTCTAATGGAAAAAGTAGCTACTCCAGACTTGTATGTAAATAAAGATGGTGAACCAGTATGGACTAAAGAAGCATTAGTAGTATATCTTCATTTGAAGAAAATGAAACAGTTCTTAACTAAGAAGAACTCTATCTCTACTAATATTGCTTCTCGTGATAATAAGACTGGTCGTCTTGTAGGTCATGATAAGAATGGTGCTACATCCGACCGTGAAATGGAATCTCTTGTAGTATCTGGTATGGATGATACATTAAAGGAATTCTCTCGTGCTCGTGCTGACTCAGTAGAAGCTAAGCAAGCTATGTATAATACTATCTCTGCACTTGGTACAGTATCTTTAGAAGATATTCCTGAAGATAAGACTGATGCTTTATCTAAGAATATGATGAATGTATATATGCTAGGATCTCATATCAATACTAACTTGATTAATATTGATAATATGACTCCACAAACTTTAAGAGATAAAACAGTATCTAGACGTCAATAATAAATTCCCCCTTAGGATCATAGAAATCCTAAGGGGTATGATTTTGTAAATTGTAATACTTGGTTATTTTAGTTGCATATTATTAAGGTGAATATATGATATAGTATTTAATTTATTAGTATTTAGGGATTTACTATGATCCCAGAAAGAGGTATATCATGTTAACAGACAACTTATTTGAAAATTGCTTTAATTCCATGACAGAATGGTTTGAAGAAAACAACAAAGGTTTGGATTCTGAATGGAGTTGGGATGACGCATTTAGAATGCGTCATGAAGCTTTTGCTTTGCTATGGAATAATAAAATTAGCCATAGCCAATTTTCTAGATTCAATGATGCAATTAGTGTTCCATTATTCTAATTAAGTATTAAATTTAAAATCTATTTATTAAAAAAGGAGAAAAACAATGTTAGATCAAATTAAAGAAAAAGCAAATGAATTGAAAGTAGCTGGCGAGGCTATGGTTGACGGTATGAAGAATGACAAGGACTTTGAAGAAGTCCTTGAATCTTCAGAAACAGTAAAGAAAGGCATGAAGTCAATTAACATTATTGGTGCTATTATTGCCACAGTAATTATAGGTGCGATCGTAGCGTATCTATCTGGTAGTTTAAGATTTGGGTATTCTGATACGGATTACCAAAAGGTGTATCCTGCAGTTGCATTAGCGGCATCTGCTACAAGTAATGACAAAGAGTTTGAATCAATGTCAACATCTAAGTTATTTAGAAATCCATCTACTAGTGATATTAAATTAACTCACTACTGGAGGGAAGGGAATGATATCCTAGTAGAAGCAACAAATACAACTAACCAATACGTTTATGTAAAGATTACTGCTAAAGGTACTGGTTTAGATGGTAAAGTTAATGGCGTAGCATATGGTGTAATTGCACCAAAATCTACTGCTAAGGTTATGGGTGGATTTAAACAATTCTTATTAGATCTAGACCCTAGTGGATTTGAAGTTGAAAAAGTGGCTATCTTCGATATGGATAAAGCCATAGACAACATGAAAAAGAATCTAAAATAATATGATGGAGATGGGAGTTAATCCCATCTCCTAATCTTATTTATTTTTTTTCTTAAAGCTGTATCATGGACTACTCATAGCTAGATGAGTAGTCCATAACACAATCTCTTATTTCCATATTTTAAAGGAGGTAAACATGATTGTACAATCATAGAATACTCACAACAACAGTAAAAGTATTTAAACTTTTACTAATATGTTTAAAAGTTATATATTATAAGAGTGAATGTTAATAGTATAAATTTATACTATAAGTAAACATTAGGGTAATGTATTCTTATTTTAAATAAAGGAGAATAATATGGAAAAGAAAATCGGCGTGTTACATGAAATCGGTGATCTTGGTTTAGGTTTCGATGAAGTACCACAAGAACAAGAGCAAGCTCTAAAAGAGCAAATGCAAGATCAACAAAAAGAAGACAAATAGTCTCGTAATGCGATGGGGCTCAATACTCCATCGCATTTACTTTGTATTTTAAGATTATAAGGACGGTGAGGATAATGGTTAAGAAACTTACCTTATTATGCATCGCCATATTGGTATCTATATTACCAATAAAGGCACTAGAGAGTGATCGTCAGAGTGATGATACATTAGACGTTGTAATGCAATTCATAGTTAAGAATAACGATGACTATAGTGACAAAGTAAACAATCTTATCAGTAATGATAAAGATAAGAAAGATAATGAACGTATGAAGAAGAATGATACTGTAGATCCTAATACTGCTAGAGTATTAAATCAATACGTTCAAGTAGCTAAACAAGAAGCTTTAAGACAAGCTGCTGCTAAAGAAGAGTCTAACAAGAAAGCTAACTCAAGATACTATGTAGATCAAAACTCAGATTTATCTAATAAGTCTGTTTATGTGACTACAGAAGATATGAATAATATCATTAAACACTTTGACCCAAGTGGTACATCTCCATTCCAAGGTCAAGGTAATATATTTATTGAAGCATCAAAAGAATCTGGTCTAGATCCTATCTATATCTTTGCTCATGCATCATGGGAATCTGATTATGGTAGATCTTATCTAGCCAGAGATAGAGGCAACTATTTTGGCATTAATGCTATTGATGCTAATCCTAATGCGGCTCATCATATGGGTAATACTGTTTATGATGGTATTGTCAATGGTGCTTTATGGATTAGTAAAAATTATTACCAGGAGGGACAAACAAGTCTAAACTCAATGATCTACGGTCATAAGAGATATGCACAGGCTGCTGGAGCATGGATTAAAGGCGTTAATGGAATCATGTCTGAATCCTATTCTTATTTAAGACAGTCTCGTGGTATGTAGATTATAACTAAAAGTAATACATTAAGATAATCGTTGGATAGGCTTTAATTAGCCTATCCAATATTATATATTTTTTATAATGAAGGAGAATTTATTATGAAGGCAAAATTAATTGGTATTGGTGCTGCTGGTAATAAAGCAGCTATGGCGGCTATCGAGCAAGGTGTATTCAGAAGAGATGAAGTACTTCTTATTAATACAACTCGCAAAGATATGAAAGATGAATACGATGACATCAATGTAATTATTGGTGGTGGTATGGGTGGCTGCGGTAAAGAACGTGGTCGTGCTAAAAATATCACAATTGAATCCCTTAAATCTGAGAAACTTAAAATTGATTCTTTCCCAGATCCTACAGATGATGCAGTAGTTATTGTATCCTCCTCTGAAGGTGGTACAGGTTGTGGATCTTCTACGATCCTAGCGAAATATATCCGTGAAGTATTGAATATGAACGTTCACTTAGTAGTATTCACTGGCTTCGAGGATGATGCTCGTGGATTGCAAAACACTGTAGAATACTTCCAAGAACTTCAAGACAACTATACAGTTGAAGCTATCAGCAATAAGAAGTTCTTATCTTCTAGCAAGAATAAACAAGAAGCTGAACGTAAAGCTAATGATGAATTCTGCACTCGTATGCGTACATGGCTTGGTTTAGACTTAGTTGATTCTGATCAAAATATCGATGAAACAGATTTGTATAAAATCTCTACAACTCCTGGTTTTATGACAATCGAAACAGCTTACTTTGATGGCATTAAGAAACAATCTGACTTCGATAAAGTATTCGAAGAAATGATTTATGCTACAAAGAGCTTAGATTTCACTCCAACAGCTAGACGTATTGGTGTATTTATGTATGCATCTGAACGTAGTCAAAACGTTGGTTTCGATAATGCTAAAATCCGTGAAGAGTTAGGTGAACCATTTGAATTCTTCACACATATTCAAACAGTACCATCTGGTCAAGAACGTGTATGTATCATGGCTTCTGGTATTAAACTTCCTACAGAAGAAGTTGAAAAGATTTATAATGAATATAAAGCTAGAACTTCTAATGTAGATAAAAAGAAAGATGGTTTCTTTGATCAAATTGGTGGTATGAGAATGGAAGAAGATGATGATATGTTTAACTTATCTAATTCTGCTATCAAAAACCCTACAGTTAAAGTTAAAGAAAACTTCTTTGATTCTGTAAAAGACGACGTTATGGTTATCAAAGTAGATGGTAAGAAAGGTAATAAATCTTCCAAGATTGATGACTTCGAAGAACGTTATTAAGAAAGGAAGCAAATATGGGTCTATTTGATAAATATGTAAAACCCAGCAAAGTTTACGCAGAGGACGTTCCGTTCTCTGCTGTAATCAAAAAACCTGCTGAGACTATTATAGAAGAACTAAATAATTTGGATTGGGATAATCAAGACTTAGCTTATAACTACTTTGAGAAGAACCTATCTGATATTATTTACTATCTAGGTGAAGGTGTTAAACCAATCTCTAGATGTCTATATGTGAAATTTGAACCATGGCAATATATTGCAATGATTATGGTTCAGAATCGCCCACAGTTAGCTGAAGATAGAATCCGTGTTTTAAATAATGAAATCTATGGATTATTTGAAACCATATCTGAAGCAGCATTTGATCCAGATAGATTTGGTAAAACTCTTACAGCTTTACATAAGATCTCTATGGTAATCAATGAACGTATCTACAAGAAGTTAGATTACGTTGACTGTACTAATAAACAGTTGACTACTATACTATCTGTAGCACGTTACTCTAGTAAAGACGAAGCCGTTAATATCAATCGTGTCAATACTTCAATCATGAGATACATGGACCCAGCTAATACTTGTGAAGAAGATTTGATGGATTTATATGGTGAACTCTTCTATGAGAACTTCGAGGAATTCTTTGTAACTTCAATGCTAGAATCCTGTGAAGATCCTAAGATTAATACATCTATCAAGAACTGGATGTTTGACTTAGAAACTAATGCTATGCTATTCATGTTGAATGAACGTCCTATGACTATCATTAAACGTGTATTGACTAAGTATAGTCAAGAATGTCTACGTCTACAAAAAGTTCGTAAAGATGTACGATGCTCTATGTTAGCTTTATCTGCAGATTATGATAAAGTCTTATATATAGCCGAAGAACTAAAAGAGCAAGGTCTCTATATATTCTAAACAACTATCCCAAGGTAGTTAAACTACCTTGGGGTATTTTATTTTTTTAACCCTCCTGGAACTTATTAGTAACTTATAATAATATTTTTTAGGAGGATTTTATTATGGGCTTACTAATTGAACGTGTAGCTGAGGTAACAGGCTACTCTCCAGAGCAAGGTCTATATGACGTTGCATACCCAACAGGTTTTTTAAATTTTGATTCTTTGAATGGCTATAAATTAAACTGTTATAATGACAAAGGTGAGATTACACCTGTAACACATCGAGGTATTCTCGATGGGTCTTATAACTTACTTATCGGTCGCTCAGGTTCAGGTAAATCTACTTTCGCTGTGCAAGCGGCGGCTAATATTATTAACCAATTCCCAGATGCAGAAATGGTTATCCAATCCATGGAGGGTGGTATTACCATTCCACGTTTGGAAACTTTAACTGGTTATATTGGTCAAGACTTATTCAATCATGTTTCTATTAAGAATAGTGGTATCACTGCAGAGTCTATCTACGATGATATCTATACTATCTATGAAACTAAATTAAAGAATAAAGATAAACTTATGTATGATACTGGTATGAGAGATTCTACTGGTAATCCAATTACTAAGTTTATCCCAACTGTTATGATTATTGACTCCATTGCATTATTAGCTCCAGAACGTATTGCAGATAAAGGTGAATTATCTGGTCAAATGGCAGCTACTGCAATGGCTAAAGCAAATACATCTCTCCTTAAAGGTGTAATGCAATTAATCAAAGCAACTAATATCATCTTATTAGTAATCAATCATATTACCGAAAAGATTGAAGCAAGTGCATTCATGCACACTAAAGGTCAATTGATGTATCTCAAACAAGGCGAGTCTTTACCTGGTGGTAGAGCTGTAACTTATTTAGCAAATAACATCATTCGATTCGATGACAGTAAACTTAAAGAAGAGACATTTGGATTCTCTGGTTCCCAAGTAGATATCTCTTTAGGTAAATCTCGTACAAATAAAGCTGGTAAATCTACACCATTGATCTTCTCTCAAGATTATGGTTTCGATCCACTTTATTCTCTAATGGTTATGCTTAAAGATGCTGGTAAGATTGCCACTAAAGGTGCTTACTTAGAATTAGATGGCTATGATACTAAGTTTAGAACTCGTGATTTCAAAGAGTTCTTTACAGAAAAAGAAGACTTCCGTATGCAATTCTTACGTTTGGCTCGTGAAGTAATGGATCAATTAATTGCTCCAGTACCTACAAGTGGTCAAGTTACGAATGCATCTATTACGAAAGACCTCATTGCGTCTTTCAGAGCATTGGAAGATTAAGTTATATATTATAAAGGTGATACAGAAGAGTATTGATTACTCTTCTGTATTTCATTTTATAATACTTTTAGAAAGGAGACACAATGGCGAACACATTGATCCTAGACGACGAGATTAATCGTGCTAGGCAAAGAATTCAGATTCCAGAACAAGTACTAGGGAAAGAGTTGATCCAACCATTCCCAGCTAGTAGTTCTGGTAGTCGAAAGATTATGTATAGTGTCCATTCAGAACAATCTATGGCACTATGCTATCCAGAAGTCCCATTCATTCAAACTGGCTTTGAGAATGAATTCGGACATCGTTCAACATCTTTCCAACAAGCTGATCAGCGTAAAACTGTATTAGCTAGAATCGAAAGATATGCAATGACCCCAGGTCATGAGTATTATCTTATCGTCCATAATGAAGAAACCAATACTTTGGATATCCTTCATAAGTTGGACTATAAGTATATTACAGAATCCTTTGGTTATGAGATTAATAACTCAGTTCTAAATAATCTTGTCGTAGGCAGTGTTATTGAGAAAGGAGACGTTATTACAAAATCTAAAGGGTTTGATGAGTACAACAACAGGATGGATGGCATCAATGTCTTATTAATGTATATTGCAAAAAATAAGACAACAGAGGATGCTATCGAGATTAGTGAGTCCTGTGCAAAACGATTTAAGTCACCACTAGTTAAGAAGATCTCATTTATGATCAATGAAAATGATATATTACTTAACTTATATGGTAACAAGGATATCTATAAAGTTATCCCTGATATTGGTGAAGAAATCAAAGAAGGTATCTTAGCAGCAGTACGTCGAGAAAATAAAGAAGAAGCTCTATTCTCTCAAGTATTCAATAAGCTTCAAGATATCAATATGTCTGATGAGAAGATTACATCTAATGGTCGAGTAGTTGGTATTGAAATCCATACTAATAACCCAGACCTAATGGAGAACTCTATCTACAATACTCAGCTTAATATGTATTATCAAGACAATAAGCGATTCTGTGATGAGTTAATCCATACTGTACGTAAACTTCAAGCAAACTATAAGTGTGAGTTAGGATACGATCTACAAAAACTTATGCATACAAGTAAACAAATCTTGGATGGTGTTAAGTTCAATATAGATAGCAATGTATACTCTAACTTACAGATGGATGTATATATCCTAGAAGAGAATGAACTCCATGTTGGTGATAAACTAACTAACCGATATGGTGGTAAAGGCGTTATTTCTAATATCTTACCTGATGAACTTATGCCTCAAACTGAGGATGGTCAAAGAGTAGATATGAAGTATAACCAAGCAACTGTAGTCAATCGTTTGAATCCATCCCAGTTATTTGAAATGGAAATCAATTCCGCATCAGCTGCTGTAGTTCGTAATCTTAATAAGCAAGACACTAATGGATCTCTTAAGAAGATTATAAAATTTGTAAGCTTCTTTAGTCCAAGTCAAGCTAAAGAGATGGAAGAGTTCGTAAGTAGTAGTAATCCATCAGTTCGTATGGAGTATCTAAACTCTATTATCGAAGATGGTAATATTACTATATCAATTCTACCAATGCAAGAACCAGTTACTATTGAAACTCTACAAAGAGTTCTAGCTGAGTTCCCGGAAACAAGACATGGGTATGTATATACTCCTATGCTTGATTCTTCCAACCAAGGTATTAGATTGGTTAAGTCTTTAAGACCTGTACTTGTAGCTAAACAATACGTATGTCGTTTGAAACAATATGCGGAAGAAAAGTTCTCAGCAACAAGTATGTCTTTTAGTAACAACAAAGGTGAAAATAGCCGTAATAAATCTGCTGGTCTATATAAACCTGTATATACTAATACACCTATCCGACAAGGGGAGATGGAAATTAGTGCATTAACTCACATTGGTGATGATATCAATGTGATTATGCTAATGCTATATAGTACAGCTCCAATCGGACGTAGATCTATCAAAGATCTATTGACTAAGAATCCTAATGATGTGGATATTACTTTATCTGCAGATGCTAAGTCTAGATCTGCTGAGATTGTAAATGCATATCTTAAGGCTATTGGTCTAAAACTCACATTCGAAAAGGTTCCGAAGAAGTATCAAGAAGCATTATTGTATGATATTCCAGATGAAGATTTCTATACACCTGCAATGCTCGAAGACTATTCTTATCTTAAAGCACTAAGAGAGAATGATAAGTCTAAGATGACTATTACAGTTAAGGAATTCAATGGTAAATATTATCCAGTATATGATAATTTCGTTGAACCGGGTATCCCAGCTATCATGGAAGGAGCTATGAGTAGTGAACCTCCAGAAGGTTATAGTGAAACAGATTCCTTATGGGTAACTAGGGGTATTAAGTACTTTAATAAATAAGGAGGCAATCATGATTTTAAGAGATCTTTATACGACTCTCTTACGTGGTAGTCTTGATAACGTCTTTGAAGACGAGAATTTAAGATTGATTAATGAACGGACTTCAGTTTTGTTGAATAAACCAAACTGGACCATTCAGGATATAGATGATGCCGATACAATCTTACGTATCAGCAACGTCTTATATAACAATACAGATCTAGCTGTATTGCCATTAGAAGATGGTGTTTATGATTTACTCTTAGAAGCTTATAAGAAATACAATCCTAACTTCCAAGTTGGATCTGATGTAGTTCACTTTAAGCTCCAAGGTAAAGGTAAGGCTACAAGTAACGAAAGTTATATTGAAGCTATAGTATCTTATCCGAAGGAAACCAATGACACTCTATATAGAGATACATTCATTGAAGTTCCAACGAATAGATGGCAACCTGCAATGGATTCTAATCATGCTACAGTATCAGATAGAGGTAGAGACACAGCTCATAAATATCCTCAATTAGTTGGTACTTTAGATAAGTGTAAATTTGTATTAGAGTCTGATGCAAAGAAAGCTTTTGTAGATAAAGATCCAAAAGTAAAGATATTTGAAAGAGACTTCTTAGCTAAACATGTTATGATGGGATTGATTAATTATCAAACTCCATTTGAGATGGTAGCAGAAATCAAATATGATGGATTATCTGTAGAAGCTGAAGTAAATAATAAAGTAGTCAGTGCTAGAACTCGAGGAGATTTAGATGCTGACTTAGCTACAGATTTAACTGATATTTTATATGGTTATAGATTCCCTAATGAGTTATCTGATAATGAAGTTATCGGTATGAAGTTTGAGGCAATCATTACCAAAGAAGATCTAGTTAGATTCCAGAATGCTACCGGTAAGACTTATAAGAATATGAGAACTGCAATAGCTGGTATCATTGGTTCAGCTAATGCTAGAGATTATATTGACTTCATTACATTAGTACCATTAGCAACTTCTTTAGACTTCAATAGTCGTATAGAAGAATTAGAATTCATGAATAGATACTTTGCTACTAAAGAGCCTAATAGATATAGAATCATTCAAGGTTATTATAGCAACGTATTATTCCAAGTGAATAAGTTTGTCCAAGATGCTGATTGGTTTAGAACTTATATGCCATTTGCTTATGATGGTATTGTGGTATCTTATACCGATAAGAATATTATTCAAGCACTTGGTCGTGAGAATCATGTAAATAAGTATAGTATTGCAATTAAGTTCAATGCTATGGTTAGATCTACAAGATTCCGTGGTTACCAATATACAGTTGGTAAGAATGGTGTTATTACACCGATGATTATGTTTGACCCAGTTGAATTCAATGGAACAGTCCATAACTTAGCAAGTGGTCATTCATATGAAAGATTCAAAGCATTATCATTAAGATACAATGATATTATTGATGTAACTTATGTCAATGATGTAATGCCATATGTATCTAGACATGATTGTGTAGAGAATGATAATAATCCAAGACCTATGGAGGAATTCATCGATAATTGTCCTGCCTGTGGTACTCTACTGGTAGAGTCCTATAGCGGTAAATCTGTATCATGTCCTAATCCCAAATGCATTGGTCGTGGTATTGCTAGGATGGCAGATATGCTTAAAAAGATTAACTTTAGAGATTTCTCTGAAGCTACAGTTAAAGATTTAAGCATAACTTCATTCACTGATCTTCTTAATATTACACCTAGTAGATTAGCTATTCTAGGTGATGTCAATAGTAAGAAGTTCATGGAGCGGGTAAACGAACTAAAGACAAAGCAAGTATATGATTATAATATCATTGGTGCTCTTGGCTTTACAGATATTGCAATTAAGACTTGGAAGATTGTACTTCATGCTTTAAAGATAGAAGAAGTACTAAACTTACCTGATAGTGAATTGCAAACTAAACTCATGAGATTAAAAGGGATCGGTAAAGTTGCAGTAGAGACAATCTTAAATGAACGTGAAGTCTTTGCTGAAGATCTTATTACTATCATGAAAATGAATAATGTAGTCAGAACTTATAATCTAGTAGATAATCGTAAGAAGATTGTAATCACTGGATTTAGAGATGATACATTAGCAGAGAGAATGGCACCTCTCGGGTATTTCGTTACAGATACAAGTGTAACTAGAGATACTAATATTCTAGTGATTCCTCATGTGGGATTCAGTAGTTCTAAAGTAGACAAAGCACTCAAGTACGGTATCCAGATTGAGGCATTGCCTGACTTTAAAGCAAGATTTGGTTTGTAAAAAATTACAAACTAACTTACAGAATATTAATATATTATATACGTGATCATGATATAGTCTATGGTCACGTATTATATTTTATTTTCCATGCAAAGGAGACACAACCATGGTAAAAGACATTAAAGAAACAAACATTATTGAAACTGTATTGGAACGCTTGAAAGCTGAAGACCAAATCATCTTACGTTCCCATCAGTTCGTAAACGTTTTGAAATCTGTACTATTTGGTGCAGTTAAATTCTTGGCAAACACTAAGTTTGAAAACGAAGCAGTGTTGCGTGTCAATGATAAAAATGGCACATTCATTGCTGGTATCGTTTTAGAACGTGCAGTAGATGATGAAGGTAAAAACTCCTTCGAAGCTCGTTTTGAATTAGACGAAGATGGCGTTAAAGATATCGCTACTGTATATGATTTGAGTGATGAAGAAGTTCAACGCTTCTTGAATCGTTTTATGTATGTATTGACTAATAACAAATTCGTTAACAATGCATTTGTATTCGATATCACTCGTGTTATCTTATCTTCCGTAATCAACGCATTGATGAATCTTAACAAAACAGATATCGATGAAGATGGTTATGAAGTTAAATTCGATGAATATCTTACAGTTACTGCAACTGAAGAAGATGGTAAACGTGTTATCGACTTCGAACCAGCTGTTGACTTGAAGAAATTCATCAAAGATGATAAACTAGTTGACGTTGAATAATAACTGATAATGTTGGAGGTTAGGTGAATAACCTAACCTCCCATTGTATCTTTTATTTTTAATCGGAGACACATGAAATGAAAAAAGGCGTAGTAAATGGAACGATGTATACCATCTATGACTTCGATGAAGCAATGAAGAATGTTGAAGACATTAACGTTGCTATTGAAGAAGATGGTAAAGTCTTTCCTATTATAGGCAAATCTAATGCATATCAAACTAATGGTGTTGTACTTGATGGATGTATGGCGACCTTCATCAGTGCAGATAAAGACCAGTCTAAGTATGAATTAGATAATATGAAGATTATTGATTTTAGCAATGCTAAGAGCATGCAAGATCAAATTGAAAAGTCCAGTGAGTTACGTTCTATGGAAGAAACTATCTTGATTAATCCAGATAATATCTTCAATGTTAGAATTAAACCGAATGACTTACCTGAGATGATTGGTCTAAAGGAAGCTGTTAATCGTAAGAATATTGATATCAATAAATATGCTTATCGATTTGGGGATAACTTTAATAATGACCGTCGTCTATTTGAAAAGGATACTATCACGTTAGCAAAGATTAAGACAATCTCTGAAGCATTAGATATGGATTGTTATATAATCTTTGAAGATAGAGAACCAAATGTACCTAATCCAATTGGGTCACAAATTAAAGTTAAGATCACCAATATTGGGGAGGGTGACAATGAACACACAAGCTAAGTTTATCGCAGACTATAACGATAAAAATAGACCTAAGTTCAACGATAAGTTCTTCACTAAGTCTGATGATGATATCATTGAAGACTTGAAGGATGTTATTCTTTCATGTGAAAGAAATAAATTCTATACTATCAAGGTATTAGGATTTGAAGTTATAGATGATTATACTGAAGTACAAAAGTTACTTATCGGTGATGAAACTCCATCTATATCTATCAAAGATTCTGACCTTAAGATATTGAAAGTAACTTATCATGTAGCCTGTGCTAAAGATGAAGATACTTTCGATGTACTTATTGCGATACCAAGAGTTATTGATGGGGCTTACATTCATTTGAATGGTAATGATTACTTCCCATTATTCCAGCTAGTTGATGGTAGTACTTATAATAATACTACAGCAGCTGCTGCTAAGACTCAATCTATTACACTTAAGACAAACTCCAATGCAGTTAAGATGCTTCGTAATTTCGTTGATTTAAATACAACTAAAGAGAAGATCTTACGCATGGCTATGTTTAGTGTATACTTGTTTGACCATAAGGTTACACTATTCGAGTACTACTTAGCTAGATTTGGATGGTATGAAACTTTAAGCAAGTTTAACTTTGAAGATATAATCAAGATCTCCGATCATGATATTGACGATCCAGAATATTATACTTTTGCGATTGCCAATAGCCATATGAAGAGCCCGTTCTATATCTCTGCAGTGAAAACCTTTGTAGATAATGATCGTATCTTACAATCTTTTATTGCATCATTTGCTAAAGCTATAAGCTTATATGCAACTAAGAAGACTACACTTGACCAAATTTATACTACAGAATTCTGGGTATGTAAATTAGGTTACAACTTTGTATCTTCTGAAACTTCAGTATTCACTAAAGGTAATGCAATCATTGAATCTTTGGAAAACTCTTATGATATTCCAACTAAGAAACGTTTGCGTTTACCTGACCATATCAAAGAAGATATCTATTCTGTATTAAAATGGATGGCATGTGAGTTCTCTTCAATTCGTTTAAAGAATAACTTAGATGCTTCCTCTAAACGGATTAGATGGTCTGAATATATTGCAGCTATGTATATCATGCTTATCAATGTTAAGCTTAGACGTTTACCAGAAAAGCATGATCCTAACATGGAAGCTTATCGTATCAAACAGCAATTGAATACACCACCAATGGCTTTGATTGCTGAGTTACAGAAATCTAACTTAAAAGGTTTCCGTAATATGGTTAACGATAGAGACTCATTCTTACAATTAAAGTACACCATTAAAGGTCCATCTGGTCCTGGTGAATCTAATAGTAAGAATGTAGCACGTAATGTACGTGCAATCGATCCATCTCATTTAGGGATTATCGATTTGAATACATCTTCCGCATCAGATCCTGGTGTAGGTGGGATGTTATGTCCACTCAACTATGGTGTATATGAATGGAATTCTTTTACTAATGAAGAAGAACCTAATGTATGGGATGACAACTTCAGTAAGATGCTTAATATATACCGTGAAGAGAAAGGCTATACATCTGCAATCATGTTAGCAGATGATGCTGGATTAGAATTAACAGATATTAGAGATCCTGAAGCAGTAGCATTTGATGCCCATTTACTTGGTCAAACAATTGCTAAGGTAGCTAGAACTCGAGCATTTGAAAAACAACTTCGTCCAGCTTTAATTAACATGGAAGACAGCTGTTCAATATACTTTGAGGAGGTTTAAGATGGCTGATATCTACTACAGATATTTCGTGTTCTCCAGAACTCAAATGGAAGCACTTAAAGAACGCTATAATAAACTTGGTAAAGATATTGAATTCGGTAAAGTAGTAGTTGGCGGTGTCAAGAAAGAATACACTGATATTCTTCTTGACATGAGTCAAGCTAAATACTCCGATTCAATTAAAGTTGCTGAGGGCGATATTCGCCGTATTATTTATACGAAGACTAAATAGGAGGATTCTATGCAAGTAGGACAAGCAAACACTGATATTCATAATTTTGGTCACTATCTAGCTAAGCTTCTTGATACAAATTCTTTATATTGGGATAAACTAGAAAGTATTTCTCCAGACTATGATCTTCTCAATGACCATAATGAAAGTTATTTCATCAAGTATGATGAACTTATTGCATCTGACCCAGGAATCATTGTTACTACTCATACATTTGGTCGTAAGTTAAATATTCGTGGTAAAAATATCATCTTGGTATACAATGAAGATATTGAACCTGAATACTTAACTGATAACCCATTCAGTGTAGCTGTGAATCGTGAATCTGATTCTATGTATACATTATTGATTAACTTTAATGTATTCGTTAAGTTAGTTGCTAAGAAAGACTATAATGGTATTTACTCTTTCTTCGCTACATTCTTTAAATGGTTATGTGGTGGAGAATCTACACAATCCCATCTATATTCAGTTCTTACATACATCGATGTAGTTTATCATAACTTAAACTTAGAGAAAGTTAAAACTTTCATCGACTTCAATCTTGCTAAATCTACTGATATCTTAAGCCAAGTAGTTATGAGTAAATTTAACGTACCAAACGTACATGGTTTTGTTGCTGAAGTATTAGATATCATGGAAATTAATAATAATAACATCTTTGCAAAGTTATATTATTATCCACGATATACTAATAATCTTATCAGAGCAGGTATTGAACCAGAATTTAGTCTTAAAGGATTCCTAGCTACTATTGAAGAAGCATTTGAACATCAACATGATGAAAATATTGAATTACGCAATGCATTCATCGATGCTAACTACTTCAATAATGCTACTATGGAAGTTGATGCTGAAAGTAAATATGAAAAGATTGTATTCACTCAATTACTTGAGTTCGAACCACGTCTAGAACAACAAATCGATTTACTATTCGGTATGCCTAAAGAACTTTTGGAAACTACTATGGATATCATCTACAAAACTATTGATGATTGTATTGAAAAGTATGGCATCAAACAAGTAGATCCAGAAGAAGAAAAAGAACGTAAACTTCAATTAGAGTCTGATATTGAAGACCAAATCAAGAAAGCTATTGAAGGAATGGATAAGAAATAATATATTACCCTCTAGGATACATAATCCTAGAGGGTTTTATTTTTTAAGGCGGTGAGATATATGAAAGAAGCAGTTATTGATAACTGTACTTGCCCTAAGTGTTATTCAAAGAACTTTGATCTATTTACTGCTAATGGTAAACCAGTGAGTTATGCTAATATTATACTAGCATTTAGTAAAGATCCAGAACAAATACTTGATAATTTGAATAGATACCAATTATACAAATTTAAATGCAATGATTGTGGTAAATCATTCTCTATTGATTGGAGATGGGGGTTACCATACCCTACAATGGAGAAGATTGACGTATAACCTTGAACAAAGCAATAATAAATGAAAGGAGAATTTACTTATGATTTCAAAGAATAATCTACTATATGTCATAGGTGCTATTATTTATATTGCTTGTTTCGGTTACATTGTACATGATATGCTTCAAGCTCCTGAAGGGAGAATCTTAATCTTTATTTATGCCACTTCGGTAATCTTGACAGCATTAATTATTGTAATTGGTTATAAGATATCTAAGGCACTCTTACACATACTTGAAAAGTATATAGGAGAGTGATAAGATATGATTGAATTAACTTTAGCTATTCTTATTGCAGCAGGTATGCTGACTGTTATCTCCAACATTAGCTTCATCGTTAATGTCGGATTAATTTTGTTAACAGTGTTATGTGTCATAACAAATGACCATAACAAAAAAAGGTAAATTTATGATGGCTTTTGATCTTTTATTGACATTAGTCATCGGTGGTAGTATTGCCTATAAATATACAACTGGGCAAGAAATTACCTCTGACTATATAATGTCTATAATGTCAGTAGTCTTACTATTTATTATCTATAAATCTATAAAAGTAAAATAGTAATCTACGTCAAACAAGTTAATACTTTATGTATAATTTGTTATGGAGAGGGATGTTATACGTAATGAATGTAACTTTAGCGATAACGGCATTGTTTATCATCATTATTATATCTTTACTGTGGATGGTGGCTAGAGTCTTATATAAAGATCATCTATCTGATTCTCCACTTTATATAATAACTGATAAACGCAGTATGATTATTGACGAAACAGATAATTATCTTAAGTTAATCCATAACGAGAGATCAATATTTCTGGTAGAACTCAATGGTGAATTCTTTGTTAATGTAACTGGTAGATCATATGATCAAGTAAAGATCGGTGATCAAGTTATGTTAGCATCTAGTCCCACTGATAGGGACTTCATTATTAAAAAATTATAGGTATTTGTAATGAAACTATTATCAATCCGACTTGAAAACTACATAGGTATTTACAATGGTCGTGGTGATAATATCTTAGAGGTAGACTTATCACAGTCTACCTCTAATATCGTCATCATTCGTGGCTCCAATGGTTCGGGTAAGTCCACATTATTAAAAGCATTATCTCCACTCCAAGATGATAATACAGCTATCATTCCTGGAATGGAAGGTAAGAAATCATTAAGATATCTTTATAATGGTGAAGTATATGAAATCTTATACGTTCATCCAGTAAAGACTGATGGCTCTAGAGGTCAAGTTAAGATGCAAGTATATAAAGGAATGAACCGTGTTGAGTTGAATCCTACTTGGAATGTGACTTCTGGTAAAGACATCATATTTGATCTATTTAACTTAGATGCTAACTTCCTTACATTATCTCAGTTATCATCTGAAGATAGAGGGTTAGCTGATAAGAAACCTGCAGAACGTAAGAAGTTCGTTAATAGTATTATTAATGGTATTGAAGTATACAACAACATGTATAAGGTCATTACTAAGAAATACTCTACGTTCAAGAATCTCATTAGTACGATATCTTCTAAGATCAATCAAATTGGTAATATAGAAGAATTGAACTCTAGATATAATAATATCACTAGACAAGTTGAAGATGTATCTAGAGAAAGAGATAGAGCAGTTATTGAAGCATCTAAGATTGATGCAGAGATTGGTATCTTGACTAGAGATAATAATCTTGAAGAGTTCTATAAGATTAACGAAGAGATACGGGAGAATATTGATTACATCAGAGCTTCCAAAGCCCAAGTTATTAATCTATCTAAAGGAGAATTGTCTAGTGAAGATCTAAATGAACTAAAAGATATCATTGATAGTAGCTTAACAGCTTTTAATAAAGATATATCCAAATGGAAATCTGAAGAAGCTGTAGCTAACGCTAAGATTGAGAATATATCTAAAGAAAAAGAAGATACGTTTAAGTCTTTACAAACTAAGATTACTAAACGTGGTACTTTATTAGATGGAGGATTCAGTGATTCTGATCTAAGTTTATATAAAGATACTAAAGCTAAGATAGCTGAACTTGAAAATGATATCAACGGTTTAAATTCTTCTATTAAGAATCTTTCCGAAGCAGAGGCATTAGTTAATGCGATGGAAATGATTGTCCCAGTATTGGATAGTCTTTATAATGGTTTAGATGCTACCACTAAGAAAGAAAAATATGATTTCGTTAAGACTACACTAGATAATGATGGTAAGTATATAGATCAAACAATTGAATTGACCCGTACTTATAATGAAGTATCTAGAACTGTAACGGAGTTAGAATCTGAAGTATTAGCTTATGAGATCTTATTTGATAAAGCTAAATCTTTAGCATTAAGACCTAAAGATTGTAAGATAGATGATTGCTCTTTTGTTAAAGAAGCAATTGAAGCATCATCTAAACATCCAGAGAAACGCATCAATGATATCAATAAAGAAATTGATGAGTCTAATAAACTTTTAAAATCTCTAGAGAAAGATATTGAGTCTTATAAAGAACTATATGACTTTAATAAGAGATTTACTAATCTTCATGGTATGGTATTATCTTTCAGAAAGCTATTAGAAAAGAGTCCTGTTGATTATATCATCGACCCATACCAACTATTAGCTTCTTTAGACCATATGGAGAAATTAATGATTGACTTCAATCAGATTCGTGGTATCTTTAATATTATTACTACTAAATCTAACTATGAGGAAATCATTGAATCATTAAAAGAACCAGCGGCGAAGTATGAAGCAAACAAGGCTCTAATCGATGAATTAGATTCTGACATCGCTTCATTGAAAGATAAACTGACTACTATTGATAATCAATTAATGACTGAGAAAGATGCTATCAGTGAAACTACAACTGATATCGCATTAACAGAGTTTAAGATTGAAGTATATACTAAATGTAAGTCTTTAGTAGATGAGTGTATTGGACTTGAAGAGAGAAACAACGAGCTTCAATCTCAGATTAATTCTTTATCAGATATTGCCTTTAAGGTTAAAGATCTTGAGACTAGAATGGATGAAGCTAAGTCTAGAGCTGATAGATTGAATAATGACTTAAATGCTATTCTTAGCGAAAGAGATAAGATAGCATCGAATAAAACGTTATTAGAAGACTATATCAGGGACCTAGACCTGTATAACAAGAATTTCTCGATTCTCGAAACTATACGTTACTATTTAAGCCCAACTACGGGCATTCAGACAGTGTTTATGAGAACGTATATGGGAAATATTATTTTGAAGGCTAATGAATTATTAAGTTTGATATTCAATGGTCAATTCATTATACAACCATTCGTAATCAATGAAGCTGAATTTAGAATCCCTTGTTTAGGTAATGGTTTAGTCAATGATGATATCTCTTCTATGAGTACAAGTCAAATCTGTATGATTAGTATGATCTTATCATTTGCTATTCTATCTAACTCATCTACTGATTATAATATCTTGAAACTAGATGAAATTGATGGTGGTCTTGATACAGAGAACCGTATTCAATTCATTGGCTTATTAAAACAGCTTATCTCCATGGTAGGATGTGAACAATGTTTCCTTATTAGTCATAATATGGAATATGATGCTGACACTACAGTGATTGATATGGCTGCTAGACCTGTATTGGTTAGATAATAGGAGGTCCTATAATGTATGATTTTGCAAGTGCATATATAGTCGCTCAAACTTTAGAAATTGTTGCATCTGCTGCAACTATTGGTTTAGTGATAACTATGTTTATTAGTGACTAATAAAAGAAGGACTAGTCTCTAGTAGACTAGTCCATTTCTTTTTTGTAATACTCCTGAATTATAGATGTATATTATTAAGGTGATATAATGATATAGTTATTTAATTAGGAGGTATATATCATGTTAGGTCACATTAAAATTATTTTGGTTGGTTTAGTCACTTTAGCATTCACTTATTTTATTGATCAAAGCAATCAAGATTCCTTAGGAATCATTATACTTTTAGCACCATTATATTCTATTGGTGCAATTATTACACTAATTGGTTTGGCTGGTGTAGCTGACAGCTTCATCAATCCATTACCAAAGAAAAGAAGAGCTAGACGATAAGTCTAGCTCTTTATTTTTTTAATTTTTTTGGTAGTAATATATTATAAAGGTGATTTATAGTTTATATTTCCACGAGGAGGAAACAAAAGATGAAAACTGAATTATTTATTATTATTGCAAGCATAATCACTATTGGATTAAATGTGATTTCTATGGCTCCATCTATTATAAATATTATGGATGGATATAATCTAAAGATGTCATATACAATGATCTTGATTAATATATCGATAATTGTATTTGCCATCGTACAGGCTTATATAGCTGTAAGTTTAAAAAACAACAAATAAAATGACATCCTAATAGGAGGTATATATGTTTAAGAGTAAAGTAAGAACTTATCTAATTCATATAATCTTATTGAATGTCTATTTATTAGCTGCAAGTTATATACGTAAATTTTCTATGTTACTGATGTGGATATTGTTTATACTTGCAGCTATTTCACTAGCATGGTTATTATATAACTCTGTTGATAGGAAGTGAATTTGTTGATTAAGTTTGTTAGTTTTATAGGAATATTATTATGCCCTTGGCTTATACTGATTCCGATATTTTTATTAGAATGGATTACTGGTTCACATATAAGGGATACACCTTATATGATTGGATTATTAATATTTTATGATTTATTTATGGGGTGCCTTTTGATATTTAAATATATCATGGGTAAGATTGGAGGGAATAATGATACCAAGTGACAAGTTAACCAAGTATGATTATTACTATCTTAGTGTCGCAAATCAGATATTGAGTAATGGTGATATGCGAGATAACCGTACAGGCATTCGAGCTATCTCATTACCCCATGTCTGTATGACATTTGATTTAAGTGATGCATTTCCAATTCTAGCTTCTAAGTTTGTAGGATTCAAAACTGCAGTGAAGGAGCTATTATGGATTTGGCAAATGCAATCTAATGATGTCCGTAAACTCCAAGATATGGGTGTACATATCTGGGATGAATGGATGCGTGAAGATGGAACTATTGGTAAAGCTTATGGTTATCAATTAGCTAAATATAAGCAAGTTGATAATCTTATTAAGACTATCAAAGAAGATCCAACCAATCGCCGTATGGTTGTAACTCTTTGGAATATCGAAGACTTACCAGATATGGCATTGCAACCATGTGCATTCCAAACACTTTGGAATATTAATCATGGTAGACTAAATTGTATGCTAACTATTCGTAGCAATGATTGGTTCTTAGGTCAACCATTCAATGTCAGTCAGTATGCAGTCTTAGTACATATGATTGCTCAAGTTACTGGATATAAACCTGGACAGTTGACTGTGTGTATTAATGATGCTCATATCTATGAGAATCATATACCTCAAATGCAACAACAAATGGGATTAGTTGATTTGAATGATCTTACTGATACTATTAAGACTAATAGAGAATGTAAGCCACAGCTAGTCCTAAATCCAGAGGTGAAAGACTTCTATGATTTTAAGATTGAAGACTTTAGTCTAGAAGGATATACTCCAGGTCCAAAGATTAAAGCAGAAGTCGCAGTTTAATAAAGAAAGATTAGGGAAGAACGATGCTAACTCTCATAGCAACTTACGATAATTCAAGACACTTAGTTAATTCATTGGGAGAGAAGATTTTAACGGTGCCTAAATTCGATGTAGAAATGCGTAATATAACGCTAGGTTGTACTGTAATCATGGGAAGAGAGACCTTTGAGAAACAATCTAGTTTGCTAAATCATCGCAATTATATAGTTTTGAGTACAAACAAAGATTATCATGTCAGCAATCCAAAAGTAAAAGTAATGCATTCTCCAGAAGAGATCATTCAATACTTAGAAGATACTGATGTAAAGCATGCATATGTAGTAGGCGGAGCTAAGACATTTAGTTCCTTTACTAAATATGCAACTCGTTTTATATGCTGTCATATCCATAGCAATATGCAAGGACATGAGAAATTCCCACTTCTTAGAAAGAAAGACTTCAATGTAGAAGTGACTGCTTCTAAGCAATACTATGATATTAATGGAACTAAACGGTCATATACGTGGCATAAAGAAACTTTCTTCAGATGTGATGAAAGTAAGATACTTGATATGCGTCGTTCTAAGGTTCCATTGGTTCTAAGTTTAGATAACCAAAATAAAAAATAGTCATATATTATTGATGTGAATTAATGGTTATAACATTGCCTATCCATTGTGAAAACGAATAGGTAGTGGTTTATAATATAGTGTATTTTAATTTTATTTAGGAGGTTCATCATGAACAACACAAAAGGTAAGGCAATTTTAACAACTTTGGTATTGAGTGCAATGGCAGCATCTGGGTTTGCAGCTGGGGTTAACAACACAGTTGATCCAAATGCAACAGGATACGGCGCCGAATCCTATGGCAAAGATAATGTCATCACTACAACAGGCACATCTGCATTTGCTGTTGGTTTTGAAAATGAAGTATCTGGTGCTAACTCTCTTGTATACGGTCACAACAATAAAGCGACCGGTGCAAACAGCTTAGCTGGTGGCGAAAATTCCGAGGCAAAAGGCTATGCTAGCCTAGCTATTGGTTCATCTTCTCAGGCACTAAAAGATTATACATTTGCAATTGGCTCTCAAGCCCGTGCAGCTGCAGATAATACTGTTGCCATTGGCAACGGTGCTTATGCTAATAAAGATAATGCATTGGCTATTGGTGCTGTTACTTCAGTAGACGGTAAAGATTCTATTGCACTTGGCTCACATGTTCAGTCTAAGTCTGATAACAACGTAGCTATCGGTACTGCAGTTGCTACTAATAGTAGTGATAGTGTTGGTATCGGTACTGCAGTTACTACTAATAGTAATAATAGTGTGGGTATTGGTAACCACGTTACTAATAACCTTGGTAATAGCATCGGTATCGGCAATGGGGTTGCTACCGACTTCAATACTATCGGTATCGGTAATGGAGTTGAAACTAAAGTTCAAGACACTATTGCTATCGGCAATGGTGTAATTTCTGATGGCGAATCTTCAGTAGCTATCGGTAATGCTATCCATGCAGAAGGCGTCAAAACTGTAAACATTGGTACAAATGTAAATGCAAAAGGCGTATCTTCTATTGTTATTGGTCGTGATACAACTGTAAATGGTGATGATACTACAGTAGTAGGCGCCAATAATGGTTTTGTTAATGCTGATCAATCCGTTGTAGTTGGTTATAACAACTTAGTTCAAGATGCATCTAAAGAACAGTTAATCTTTGGTGCAAATTCCACAACTAAAGAGCAAGGCTCTACTGTAGTTGGTTCTCATTCTAAAGCTACAGCTGTTGATAGCTTGGCATTAGGTAATAATACTATTGCTGACGTTCAAAATGGCGTCGCAATTGGTACTAACTCTGTAACTGAAAGTCCTGTTGGTACAACTAATATCAAAGATAA